GTCACTGTAGGTTCTTAATTTCTTGGTCATGGTAAACTCCGATTAATACGCTTAGTTTACCAAGTTTATCTCTACGGTTTCTTCAGCATAGCTCAGTTAATATATAAGGTCTCCTGAAAAATAGTAGACCCTAAGAGATGGGTCCAAATCTGGGCGTATCACGAAAATCGTTATACCTGCAAAATGCTGATGGAGTGGCCGTTTGATGGGGGCGATAGGCCGTGCGTAAGTGCACATCCTAATGCGCTCAGATCTGAGCCTATCTATTACTCAAATTTTAGGCACAAAAAAAGGGCCCACCTAAATTAATAGGTGGGCTCATTGATTTGTTAGGTTATGGCACAAACACTTGCTTGAGATTGAATGAAATTTGCCAAATGGCGCCACTAACTTGCGTCTTGTTGATATTGCCATCTGTGCGATAGGTCTTAGTCTCGCCCTTCATTGTCACGATAAAAGGAGTGATGCCTTTATGATCCATCAAAAACTGATAGATAGCGTTAATCTCATCCAGATTAGCAGTCTTTGCGACCTGCCAAGCGGCACGCGCATTATTGATGCCAAAACTAGATACTTGCTCGTACCCATCGCCAAACTGCGTGACGTTAGTTCTAAGCTTCGTATCTTGCGTTGCACCGGCATCGACGCACCATGTAAAAGTTTTAAGTTGCATATATTCCGCCCATAAAAAAACCACCGGTTAGGGTGGTTTATCTTGCTGTTATGGATTACCGATCGGTAAGTTTTATAAAATCTAGATGCCCGTCAAAAGCCTCTCTAATTACTTCCTCAGACAGCTCTTTGTTATCAAGATCAGCATGCTTAATACCTTCTATCATTGAATCCCTCATCTTCTCAGTATATTCAATGTATTCATTCCCATTAACAACGCCTGTTTTTATAAGGTAATTCATTATATTTTGCATTATTAAGTTGCTGGCAAAAGAGTTGGTTGCTTCGTCCATAATCGATCCTTGTTTGTAATAAAAACACTAAGGTAGCGACCCTATCTTCTGAGCCGCTTATCTATAGTACCTCCTTGTCTTAACTCTTTGTTAATTACATTAAGAGCAGTTGCCTCCATTGCCTTTCCCATACCTCTTGCGAAGCCATTAGCCGTATCACCACTCATTGAGCTATTGCCTTTGGCATCGACGTTTACGGTGATATTGACATCACCCACCCCGCCGCCTGAACCGCCATTACTCATAAACTTGGTTAAGTCTGAGTTTTGATTGGGTGATAAGACGCGCTCACCTTTATCGAGCAAGTACGTTGACTCTTTAGGCACGTAATCAAGACCACCGTGAGCGATACCGCTAAATGATGGCGTAATAGCTTGTGCTGCCGCCGCTAAAGCGCCTGTCTCAATTGCGGCCGTTGCCACCGCTCCCATATTGTAAGGAAACGGTGCTGATGCCCATGCCTCCGATAATGCAACCTCGTTATTTAGATAAATCTGAGCAAGCGCATAGCCTTTTTGCGCTGCAAACATCATCTGACTGACTCGGTTATTCTCACCTGCAAACGAGCCAAGCAATCCAGCCATTGCGCCAAGAGTGTTGCTATAGTTCTGCAATTTAGCGTTTTGCAACTGCTTGCTTAATTGTTGTTCCTTGAGTGCGTAGTCTTGATCCATCGCCCACATTGCGTCCATGTGCTCTTGCTTTGCGGCTTCTAACAGTTCAAAGCGCTCAAGCTCTGGCAATTCAAACTCGCCACGCTCATCACGGACATTAATCTCAGACTGGCGGTCTTTGTACTGATTATTGACTGAGTTAAACGACTCGTCACGGTCTTGTCCTAGTCGCCATACTGAGTATTCATCGTCGCCCATTGTGCGCTGAGCCATACTATCCAAGCCAGTGCTAACAGCGCCTAGTCTATTTGCTTTCATGCTATCAGCAATCGACTGGTACATCTTGTCTTGCTCACGCGCTTTTGCTTGGTTTGCAAACTTGAAGTTATCAAGGTCTTTTTGATACATGGCATTTTGCACATCGATAAACATTTGACGTGTGGTATCGTCCTCAATGTTTGCAGCTTCGATCTGCTTTAATGCTTTTTGATGCTTGTCATGCATCTGCTGTTCCTCGCTCAAGTAATTCTCAGCGATTGACAGCAAGCTGGCGTTTTTGCTTTCGTTGTAGCGCACTTCTTCACGCGCCATATACTCGGCGTACTCAGTTGTGCCCTCAACATAAGCCTTCTTAATTTCCACCACATTATTAGCATGGTCTAGCTCAATTTTTTCTCTAGCCGTTGCGTACTTATTGACGATGGCGACTTGTGCTCGTTGAGCTTCTTCTATAGCCTTGTTTTCAGCTTGCAACAACTTCATTGTGCTATCATTACCTAGTTCAGCGTTTAGCTTGTTGTAATGATCGTCACGTCTGCCGTGATGACTCGCATACTTTGAGTCGTTATAACGCCATGCGATATAATTATTACCCAAAACCTCTGTGCCTTTGTCGTAGTCAACATCAGGGTTTGATAAAAACTCTTTCTTTGTTCTGTCAAATCTTGAGTTTTCGGTCATTTCCTTCAGGGCAAACATCGCCTGAGCGTTAAGCGCCTCTTGCGTTTTAAGTATCTTACCGTTCTGAATAAGTCCTAACTTCTTCAGGTAGTTGTGCAACGCTTCGCCACGTTCTTTCTGCCAGCTAATCATACCTAGATTGTATTTATTATTGGCGGGGTCACTGTGACCGCCAAACAAATACTTGCTTTGATAGTCGTTTTCACGTCCGACCTCAGCCGTAATAATACGTGCCTGATTATCTGAAAGACCCACACTGCGCCATGCCTTATAGACCATCATCTGATTGCTGATGGATTTTGAAGTTTTATCTTTGGCTTTAGCTAGTGCCTCCTCAGCCTTGGCATTAGCCTCAGCCTCAACCGTGTTAGTTACCAAACCATCTGTATTACTTTGCAAAAAGGTATTGGCATCATAGTAAACTTGCCCTAAATCACTCAATCGGTTTTGCTGCCCAGCCATCAATTTATCAATGGTTGATACAGCGTCTTTATATTGATCCGTTACCGACGTTAGACCTACGGACGTAACACCAGCAACACCAACCAGACCGGCTGCAAGCGCCCTGCTCTTTGCAATCCAACCATCAGCTTCGCTAAACTCAATATAAGTTTGAGCAATCATTCGCATTTGAGCGCCAACAGTTTGAAATGATGTAGCGATTACACTAATACCAGCAGCAAGCCCTACTACCAAAGATGTTGTACCTCTAATTGCCTTGCCGACATTATCAACTTCGGTTCTAAATCCCTTGCCTTCCTTTTTCCCTTCTGTAAAATGAGTTATTAACGTGCCTAGCGCTGGTATCATCTCAGACACCAATTGAGTTTTTACGCCCTCAAACTTTGTTTGAATTGCTTGTGTTTCAGCAGCCAATATCCTTGAATGTTCAATAGCTTCGGCTGTCTTGATAACCCCTGCCTCTGTGAGCTGAACACCGTATTCTTCAAGTATCCTGCCACCATCAGCAAACAATGGCATCAAGTTACCTAAATCACCTGCTAAGCTCTCCATGATGAAGCGTTGTTCTTGCGATGTAGCACCTAGTGCATCAAGCTCATCTTTTAGGTACTGAATAGCGCCAACACCGTCTTTGCTTTGAAGTGTTTTGCCAAGCTCTCTGATCTGCTCATCTGTCATCTTGGTGTTGTTTTGCAGTGCTTCAAAAAAGTCAGCCGCACCACCGCCACCTGTTGCGCTGAATTCGCCTAGCTTCTCTTGCGTATCAGCCAAGATTGCCGCCAATGCTTCTTGTTCTACGCCAAATCCTGCGGCTGCATAGGTTAATACTTGGAATGATTTAAGACTAGTATTAGCAGTACCAGCCATGATGCCAAGCTGCACATCAGCCTTTGCTGCTTCAATAGAGAGTGCTGCTATAGCTCCAGCTGCAACCACCGCACCACTGATCGCCATGCCAACCATTGATCCGGATATCTTACTCATATCTTCAGCAATATTTTCACGCATACCGCGCACTGAGTCGCTAATACGCCCCGTACTATCTCTTGCTTCACGTTCTGCGCGTGTTAGACCGTCGGTAAACTCGCTCAGCCGTACCGCCAAATCTAGTGTTAATGTGCCAAGTGAGCTTGATGCCATGACGGTTTATCCTTATATTGGGCATAAAAAAAGCCTCACAAATTAATGTAAGGCTTTCTACTATTGTATTTTATTTAGTTTTTTTACTTCAACTACGAGGGATTTTTACTAGTGCTGCCAGTCTAAATCAGCAGTATCAATAGTAAATTGTTGGTTGCCATTATTGAAAAAACCTATTTCAAGCATTGTTATTTTTGATTCTTTTAATTTATTAATGAAGGCGTCTTCAGAACCGTCCAAAAACATAGCTTCACTTGAACCGCCAGCGGCTCTAGAGATAAGGTACTGCTCAACTTCTTCATCGTCAAACTTTACTGTCATTGCGCAATCGCTATACTCACACCATAGCTGACCATTGTTAGTAACAACTAAAACTTCATTGCCGTGCTCATTACTATGCCTGATGATAAGACCTAGATTAGTTCCTCCGCCATAAGGAGAGTCTAAATAAACATCATTTTTAGATATAGTTGTAGCGGTATAGGTAGTCGTCCCCCGCATTTCGTCAATAAATTCATCATATTTCCAATTAGGAATTGTTTGAACTTCAGCAACTTCGTCTGACTGAACCTCAGTAGGCGTATTACTTGCTGCGGAAGGGTCTGGATTATTAGACATTCCAGCCATCACTGCCGAAAGAACCATAAACCCTATGAATATTACTGCAATCCATGTGAGGACTGAGGTACGTTTAACTTTAGCGCCACAATTGGGGCAAGCATCTGCGTTTTTGCTAACTTGATGCCTGCAATCCTTACAATTGGTGAGTTTAGACATGCTTTGTCCTCATTGTTTTATTTGCAATAAAGACATTACTATAAATCATCAAAAACAATTCAGCAACATTTAGCAGCCTAGCCATCAATCTGATCTTCAAAACCAACCTCAACATCATCTTCATGCGGCATTAGCTCTAGCGGCTCAATCTCACGTTTATGCACTGCTGCCATATAAACGGACATTATATTGGCAACTGCTTGCTCTGTGCGTCGTCCGATGTTTAAGCTGCCACGTCTGTATCGGTACTCAGCCCACTGGTTAATCTCTAGCATGGTCAGATTACTTTTAACTTGGTGTATTGTGTTACCACCGATACCGCTTAAGGCCAGCTCATACAGCAATTCATTTTCACCTGCTATGAAGCCTTTTTGCTCGCCTTGTCCATCGACTTTTTTAGGTTGTCAGCACCATAAACCTTATCGAAAACAGCAACCGCTAACGGCTGGACGAATGTATCTTCTACCTGTTTTTTGGTAAACATAACCTTATCTTTGTCATCAACCAATGCCTTACTGATCCATTCACTAGATACGTTTTCACCTTCGTACAAGCGCTTAAATAGCGACTCAGTTTCAACAAATGGTAGCTGCTTGATGCGAATATCAACGCTCATTTCTTCACCATTGTGAAAAAACTCTACCACCTCATCACGTACCTGTGAGACTAGGCTGCCTGATTTAATATCAGCTAGATTTAACTTTGCCATTTTTCAAACTCCAATAAAAACCCTCGATTAAGAGGGTTTGTTTTGATTGTTGGTTGTCTGCTAACTAGCAGTGCGGTAAGTAGTGATAGCTTTTGATTGACGCTTCATGCTAATAGTGTGCTGCACTAAGCTGTCAGCTTCAAACGTAGGTGCGCTGTCTTTCAGTAGTGCCGTAAATGTCGTCCATGTGCGATCC